AGTATCTTAGGTGAAAATCCTTATTCATAGGAGAGCAAATTGAGTTCACAATTAAATGTAGATACCATTGTAGATAAGGCAGGGTCAGGTGGCACGAATGTTAAGGTTGCTAATACATCTACCTATGTTTCTGAAGGTGGTGCGAATACAACTAATATTATTCAAGGACTAGCCAAAGGGTGGTGTCACTTAACAGGAACTGGTACACCTACAGCACAAGATTCTTTAAATATAGGAAGTATTACAGACACAG